AACTTTTTTAAGTTTTTTTATCTCTACTCTAGCCATTATCTCAATATCATTGTAACTTCCTGCTCTTGGCTTACGACCTCCAAGACTAAAACTACCCTCAAGGTTCTCAATTCTCTCATACACAATGCCATCTTCAAATGCCCAACAGATTGCCACAGGTTTGTTGGTTTTCTTTTCATGTTTCTGCAAATCTACAAGTTTGCGTATAGCCACCTGCACAGTTAAGTTGTCATCTATGTTTCTATTAGGACAACCTTTAACTTCCAATGATCCTACAACAAATCCCTTCTTATTCTTTAAGTCATAATCAACAGAAGCAAAATCGCCCCTGTCAATAGATATAAGGTCAAATGCGTGGCAAAATAAGTCACTTGCTTTCTTCTGCCTTTCTCTATCTTTAGCAGTTTCATACTTCATCAGACTCCTTATACTTTAAGTACTCATAAATCCTTGCCTTGCTTAGATTCAATTTGTTGGCAATTTCAACAACAGAGTAACCCTCGTTTTTTAAGTGCTTACAATGTTCAGCAGTTGCAATGGTTTCTATCTTGACTAACTTTGTATGTTCTTTTTGTTTACTATTCCAATTCATTTTGTTGTCTTGTGATTATCATCTATATCAATAATAGAATGTGTGTATGGACATAAGTCCTTAATCCTGCGTATATTGGCTCTTATCTCCTTTCTAATGGACTCAATCTCGGTTTTGGTGCTATCTATGCCGAGAGATGCGTTGAGGGCAGCATTGGCTTCTAATAGCTTATCCACCCTCGACACATACTTTCTTTTAGTATTCGATTTCACAATCAAATGCTTTGATTAACATTCTTACCTTAAAAGGGTAAGTCTGACTCGTTAACAGTTTCAGCAGGTTTCTCTGTCTTTGCACCACCGACATTGATTGCCCAAGCTAATATGTTATTGTAGTAGTTACCTTCATACAGGCGACCTCTGATGTCTATCTTACAAGTAACTTCCGCTCCAATCTTGATAGTTCCTAGCTTATCAATATTGTCTTTTACCACTTCCATCTTAATTGATTGAGGATAATCTCCACCTGTATTAACTACAAATTCTCTTTTCTTGAAGCCACTCTTAAATTCTTTTGTATCAAAGATTGCTTCTAACGTTCCATTAATTTCCATTGTCTAATAATTTTAATTCATTTTCTATTTGTTCTAATCTATCGTCTAATAAAGACTTCTCTTTTTTTAAGAGGTCAAGTTCCTCTGATAGTGTTACTTCACTATTTTGCTCAAACACATAATCTCTAACTTTGATATAGTTTATAACTTCCATCTTATCAAACTCCAAAAAGTTTTTCATTTGTGTTATGTGATGTATTACTGTGGCGTGATTCATACTAAATGTTTTAGCTATGCTCATATAGGTTTCGCCATAATGTTTGCGCAGAAAATACAACACCATTCGCCTTGCACTTATGATTTCCCTCTTTCTGCTTAGGCTAAATAGTTCATTCTCATTCACACCATAAATAGAGCATACTGCTTTATTTAATGCTTCCCTTCTCTCAATACTATTTAACATAGTTTATCATATTTAAAAGTTCAACATCGCCAACCTCTTGTTCTTTAAACTCATCGGCATCAGCCAATAGTTGTAAGTGCTTGAGCCTTAGCATTGTAGGGTTCTCTAGGTATTTAGTTACGCTAGTACCTTTTAATCCTGTTACTTCACTAAATCTACGCTTAGTCATTCCTGTGATTCTTACGAATTTCTCAAACTCGTTATTTGCTATCTTTGTCATAATTATTTATATTCTACGATTTCTAATTCTATTCCAAACTCTACTTTGTAGGTTTCTTTTATTCTATCATTATCTTCCTTCATATACATATCTATGAAAGATTTTAATATTCCTATTGGCCTCTTGCCATCAGAAAGTTTACCTATCTGATTTCTTGTGATTGAGAGTATTGCACCCTCTTTAGTCATTGCGTGTTTTTTTATTGCCATCTCTTTGTTATTTTATTAAATTGTTCTCTAGGGTCTTTTGGTATGTAATCTTCTTTTAGCTTACTGATTAACTCGTATGCTTCTTGATACGTTAAATGTAAAAGACCGTTTTCTATATCTCTAATGTCATCTTGTTCGTAGGGAACGCTTGTTAGCAAACCCTCAATAACAGCTATCTGCGTGTTACTGATAGGTTCACTAGCAAGTATTTCATCTATCCAATCCATTAGTCAGCCATTTCATCTTGACCATAAACTCCCTGCTCATAGAATCCTGTAAGCATTAGTACTGCTCTTGACTTAGCACGTTTCTCTGCCATAGCCACAGGAAACTTACCTGCAAGACCCATAGTGTTTTCACTAGAACATTCTCCAAAAGATTCTACTCTGCTTTGATTCTCTGACATCTCTGCAACACATCTAAGTACAACCCACTCTCTTTCCATAATGATTGGCTCATAGGAAACTTTGATTCCTCTGTTGCTGATAATTTTATCAATTCCTGTTCGTGTGATAATAACAAACCCTCGTTTATCTTTATACACATCTTCTTGTACTAGACCATTCTCTGTGAATAGTCTGCGTAAACTTTCTTTCTTAGTTTCTGTTTTAATTTCTACTGACATAATAATATTTATTAAAGGTTATTGATTAGTGTTCTTAATTCTTTTAAGCTACTTAGGGCTGATACTCTTGCACATATTCTGCCGTCATACCATTCTTTTAGAATGTTGTTGTCCATAAAGTCAACCTGTGACTTCTCATCGTTAGATAATAAAGTTTCAAATAATGATATTTTACTTTCTAAATAAAAAAGCACATCGCCTTTTTTTACCATTTCTACTTTTAATTCTTGTGACATAATAGTTTTGTTTTAATTAATAACTTCGGCAAAGTTAGTAAATAAATTCAAACTACCAAAAATAATTTAATAAAAATATAAAAAAAGTTTACTTTACTAGAGTGAAGATTATTCTTCTCCCAAGTGCATTGGGTAAGTAATCGGTAGTGTTCCGTTGTCTAAAACAACACCACAAGCAATTATAGAACGCTTAGTAAAGTTCTTTGCGTATGCTAGTGCATATTGATTTGTGTTAGTTACACCACAACCTACCTGCATAGCAAAATGTCTAGCAGTCTTAGTTCAATGCCAAGATACAGAACATTCCGTATGTATATGACCCTGTACTACTGATTTACCCCAATTTACCATTCGGTTATGCGCACCTCTTGCTCCACTACTACCTGTTCCGTGTGTATAGATAACACCATCTTGCTCAAAGCTATCATCAAATGTCCAAGTAGGCACTTGTAAGGCTTCTGAAAGGTCTTTAAGCCATCTTTGTGATATTCCCATAGCTACCGCCTTACGAGATATTATAGCATCGTGGTTACCAATACACACCCTTGCATTAGGGAATGCTTCGTGCCAAGGTTGTAACTGACTAATAGCTCTATCTAGTTCTTCTCCTGCACCAAATCCATCAGGGTGTGTTTCGTGGAATGAGGAAAAATGTGAGTCAATTAAATCTCCGATGAAGATTACATCGTTACAATTATTCTTTTCATAGACCTCTAAGCAATGCTCTAGGTATGAGCCACCATCATTGCATTGTCCTTTGATAAATGGTGCGTGTAAATCTCCTACAACGAGTACGTTACGAGTTTCTTTCTCTCTCATCTTTTGTATGATTTCGTACTCTGATTCGGATAGTCTAGGTCTGTATTGTTTCATATATGTATGTTTTTGCAATTATACAAAAAAAATATATAAAAAACAAATGGAGTGCCGAAGCACCCCACTTGAAAACTAAAACAAAATCTAATCACATCATACAGACGTATGTGCAAATATAGTAAAAAAGAAGTAAGTTAAAAGTTATTTCTTAATTTTTTCGTACGACCTTCCTCCGAAGTACGCACCAAAGGCTGTGATGGCTAATAGTTGCCATAGGTCAATCCAAGAATCTTTGATGTCCATATCTACATATCCAAAGTCAATTAGTGTAAATATGGTAAGCACAAACAACAGGAAGGCTAGTGACAATGGTCTTATAGATTTGGTAAGCCAATTACCATTCATATCAGCTTCCCAACGCTTAGTTACCTCTACCTGAATATTCTTTTCAAACTCATAGATGGCTTTGTTTATCTCATTTTTTACAAGTTCTTTTTCTTCTGCTGAGGTATGTATCTTATCAATAGCAGTTCCAACACTATCTACTAAATCCTTTGCTCCACTACTAAATATTTTTCTCAATATACTCATATCCTTAACTTTATCTTTATCTTTATTTATAGCTTTAGCTTTATTATATAGGGTATAAAGTACCCTTTGTGAACCCTTTGGCAAGGGTTAAACTTCCATTAAATCATTAATGTGTTTATATTCAATAATTACTCTATGACCTAAATCAAGTTCATCAGCAACCATTTTGTAAAGTCTTTTGTATGCTTGTGTAGATTTGCCTATAAATCCATCAGAAACTAAGTTGTTGTTTTCTTGCGAATCGCCAACGAGTAAACACCCGCTAGTATGTTCATCAGTATTACCGCAATGTATGAGAATATGCTCAAAGTTAGGAACATTAGTGATATGCAACATACCACGATGTAAATCGCCAAATCTTTCAGTATATCTATTATGAAAGCCACCCTCTTTTCTATACTTGATTTCGTAGACTCCATAAGGTATCATTGTTTCTCCTTTGACCTTATCTCTCCTGTACTCATCTTCTAGTGTATAGCAAAGAAAGTCATATCCTGCAAAGCCTTCGTAGAATAACATACCATTAGTACTATCTAAGGCAAGGTTATATCGTAAGCACAGCAGTTTCATCAGCTACCACAATTCTCGCAGTCCTCTTGATTATCAATGTTGCAGGTAGGTTGTTCTTGTTCTTCCATATCTTCTACCCAAGAATCAAAACCTATATGTTCAGCAGTTTCAGCAGTTTCAGCAGTTTCACAGCATTTACAAGATTCCCACTTAAAACATTTACAGTATTCTTTATCTTCCTTGCCCATTGTATTTTTTTTTATATTGTTTACCACTTTTTGTTCTGCTTTTTGTCTTAGCGTGTATTCCCTTTCTTTTTACTTTAGGAGATGCTCTAAATGTAAATGATATACCCTTAGCCATTCTTAGTAAAGAAAAATGCCACCAATGAGCCAATTACAATAGTCCACAATCCCCATAATGCTTTCTGCATAGTAACTCTAGCAGCAGTATTTTTGTTTACACGAGAAACAACCCCTTTATCAGGGTCAAGAAGATTCTTAGTTAGCATATCTAACTTGTCATCCATCTTATCTAATTTATCCTCCATAGAGTCCATTCTTTGTTTCATAAGTGCTATCTCTTGTGCTGCTGATGTTCGTGCCATTAGAACTTGTATTCTTGGTAATCTAATCCCATAAATGAGTGTACCCCGTTATTGTCTAACTCTATTCTATTTGATTCCCAACCACTAGGCTCTACATAAGATAAAACCTCTGCTTCTGCATCAACAGGCTCTAAGCCTTTCCACAATACATCTACGTGGTATTTATCAGATAATACAGGTGCTTTTGTTTGTTCACCACTTTCGTTATACTCACCTTGTTCTAAGACGATATAACCAAGTTTAACGATACAATGCTTGTGCGATGGATATGTGTTACCATTTTCATCTGTTGATACGCCTAAAGCGTTTATTTTGCTATCTGCCTGTACGCTATCATCAAACTCGTATTTACCTATCTTATTCATTAGCTTGTTAAATTTTGTAATTCTGTATCACTTAAAGCCTCATTAAATACTGCTAGTGCTTTGCATTTACCGTA